GAGGTCGGTCGCGCGGGCGCTAAACTGGCCGTCTTGGACGGACAGCAGCACGTTGCCGAGAATTGGAATCGTTGAGCGTGCTTCGACAACCTTGGTCACGGCGGTCAGCAGCCGCGTCAGGTCTTGGCGGGGCAAGGATAGGCGCATGGTGTGTCTCCTCTATGTGGTGGTCGCCTTGGTGGGGCGGTGGCTGCCCGATGTTGCGGGGCAACAAGGGGCAGCTGGTGGTGTTAGCGAGCGCCGACTACCTCGGTGCCGAAGTCTTCTTCATCGAGAACGTCTTCATGCTCGTCAGCGTCGAATGCCGCGATAGCTTCCGCTTTCGTAAGCGGCTCCCCGAACACAACTTTCAGCGTGGACTCGCGCTTAACGTCGAGCAGCCACACGTCCTTTCTTTCGTCCATATCATCCTCCGACTGGCGGCCAGTTGCGGGTAGCAACCAGCCGCCGTTGGTGTGTTAGTTGCGGTTCGTCGTCAGTTCGCCAGCGCCGCCCCGGAAGTCGATGTCCGGCAGGATGGTTTGCGGCTTGAAGATCACGCGGTAGTGGTAGGCGCTGACATTCGCGCTTTCCAACTGCTCCACGAAGGCGCTGGTATTGTCGGACAGCACCAGCGTGTGGCGCTTGTAGTCGCTTGGGCCGGTCTTGCAGATGACGTTGAACGCCGTGCCGCTGGAGTTGAGGTCCATCGAACAGCGGCCTTCCACCGACAGCATGTAGCTATCCGTGATGCCGTTGTAGAAAACTACGCGCCGCGTAATCTCAAAGTTGTCGGCGGCGCGTTTGATATTCTCAGTGGCGACCGTTGCATCGCTGAAACAGCCCGCAACTGCTGCGGTGACCGCGAGCATGGCGGCGAGCAAAAGCTTCTTCATGGTTATCTCCTCTTGTGGCGGAAGTGGGCCGCCGCGGTAACGACGGCCCTTGGATGGCGTCAGAACGGAATGTCGTCGTCGACCGTGTTGCTTCTCTGCCCCCATGGGCGAGACTTACCGCCAGCAGCAGCGCGCGCCGGGGTCGCGCGGCTATTGCTGTTTGCGGCCTGCCGCGCAGCAGGGCGGTTGTCGTTGGCAGCCTTGGGCTGATCAGCGTCGATTGCGGGCTCCGGCACGTCGCCCTGATCCGGGAAGAAATACTTCTTAATCTCGGCACGGGCCGGATACTGCCCGTCCTTGCTTGGGCGCCCCAAGCCGATCTTGGCGGTGAACGCTTTAAAGTGCAGCTCCTCGCTGTCTTCCACTTCCTGCACGCCGATGGCGCGGCACAGGCTGGCGAACTGCCGCTGACCGATCTCCTGCGCTTGGACGTTCGGGTTTTCGAGGTTGAAATTGTTGAACAGCTTGCGCTTTTCGTATTCCTCGGGCCGCAGCACGACCATCGTGGTTTTCAGGATGGTGCCGCGTCCGTCCTTGGTGGGCGTGACGTCGGACGCCTCGACTTCAAGTTCGTAAGTGCCGTTCGGGAGTTCTTCGTAATCGCGCTGCTCGGTATCATGGTCCTGCGCATTGAATCGGGTAGCCAGTTTGGCCATTAGTCATCTCCTGCTGTGGTGGTGGTGCTGCTGGTGCAGCGCGGGTGGTGGGTTAGTCGGCGGCAGACGCGAACAGTGGCGGTACGGCCAACTGATCGCGGGCGTACTCGCGAGCCTTGGACATTGCCGCGATACGCTCATTGAAATCCTGTTGGATTTCCTCGCACAGTTGCGCGACGCCCTGCGCAACTGTCTTGGTGTTGCGCTTCCAAATTTCATCAGTCCCGCGATATTCAATGCCGTGCGGGCCGACGAAGTGATATTTGGCGTCGACTAGGATGTCGCCACCGAAGCGGATTGCGTTGTGGAGAAACGCGCGGGCGACCATCTGGTGTGCGGGCTCGCCGTATTCCAGCGTCATAGGACTCGGCTTGAACCAGCCCATCACGCCGCCTCCTTCGCTTCCGCCGGCAGCCAGTATTTGGAAAGCTCCTCGTACCCCTTGCCCTTGCGGTAAGTGACCGTGTCCGGCATGGAAAAGCGATTCTTCGCCACGAAGCCGGCGCCTTCATTCAGGTGGATCTGCCGCTCCTTGCCCCCCTCGGCATGGGTGACGGTCTTCTTGTGGCCGACCTCCTTTTCCTTCAGCGAAATGCGGTAGTTGAGAAAGCCGACAATATCGGCCCGCTCGCGGACGAGCGCATTGGCGCGCTTGTTCAGTTTGACGGTGTAGCGGCTGTATGGGTCGCTGGTTGGCGAGTCGAACCGCACGATTTCCGGATGGGCCAGCTGCACGACGTTGATACCCGCCACGGCCAGCGCGCCAACCGCCGACAGGTATTCCGACCACTCGGCATCGGCCTCGATGTACCCGCGACCGTATCCCGGTTCTTCAATGCTGTTGACGCCGAGCCTGGCGCACGTCGCCCGCCAAACCAGCGGCTCCAGCCCGTCTAGCGAGTCAATGATGACGGTCTGAAACCCGTGTTCCGTGGTTAGCAGTTCCTCGAACACGCCGAAAACGTCGTTCAGATCGGTGATGACGCCCGGCGTGGCAAGTTCAATGTCGGACGGTGGGCGCTCGCCTTCCGTGCCGAGATAGATCGGGTTCGGGAACTCGGCGGCAAGGCTGGTCTTGCCTATGCCGTCCACGCCATACAAAAGCATAACGGGCGGGTCGTTTCGCTTGGTGGATTTCAGGCTGCTAAGGCTGATAGCCATAGTATCTCCTCTTGTTGTGGTGCCGGCTTGGTAGGCCGGTTAGGCGGTGAAGAAGCCGCCCCAGTAAAGAAGCGCGACTGCCAGCGGCGTGCCGATGATGGACGCCCACATGCTATGCGGGCTGCGTGGCTCGCCATGCTTGACGATGGAGATGCCCACGCCCATTGCGGCAAGCGAAATCCAGATGATCTGCGGTGCGCCGATTGCTAGTGCTGTCATTGTTTACCCTCCTAGGGCCACCATCATGCAGACGACGAGCAACAGCGTCGCGAACATGATGAGGTTGATGTCTGGATCGTCGGGCGCGGTCATTGGTTGCTACCGCTGCCACTGGTAGCAACGCGAGCGGCGAGCATGGCGTCGGCGACCGCGTAAGACGCTACGGCGTAGGTTTCCGGCGACGGTGCGGTCTTGCCCGTATCCCTACCGGCCAACAATCCAGACAAAGCCGCCAACGCCGCATCGTCCCGGAACTCGCGTTCTTCGGCGGTCAAGCCTGCCACACCGCTGTTCAAATCACCCATGTCATCATCTCCTTGATTGCAAACGCCGCCAGCACCAGCACGACGAACGCGCCAGTTAGCGCGACACCCGCCCACAAGCCGCTGCTGTACGGCTCGTCGTGATCTTCCTCCGGAGGTACGTCGTTGGTGGCGTAGTCGGGTGGGTAGTTGGACCATGGGGACGCTGGAGGTTTGACGTGGACATTCATCACCACGCCCCCAACCAAATGCCCCAGCCGTGAACCACGGCGACGGGCGCGAAGATTGCGCCTGCGATCAGAAAGCCCCACGCCTCCGTCGTGAAGCACACGTAGATATGCGTCAGCCACGCCGGGATTGTAGACAGCATGAGCGCTAGGAACGGCAGGAAGCAGCCGAGCGGCAGGTCAATCTTGGTCTTGCTCATCCCTCCCTCCTGCGCGGCGCGGCATGGTACGAAACGGGCGCGCTGGACACATATCGCCCATCAACAAGGCGGGCAGTGGCTCGCGCCCGCGCCTTCTGGCTTGCCGTGCGGTACGGCTTGCGGTTGAGCATGTTGTGTTTGCCGGTGCGCGTAAACGCCGTGGCGTATGGGTGCGCGTTATTGCTGGCGTGATTAGCCATAGGGTCATGTCTCCTCTCGCTAGTGCGCGCTGCGCACTAACCGTGGTGGTGGCTAGCCTTGGTGGGGCTGGTTAGGCGGCGTCGAGGAAGTCTTCGACGAAGCCCTTGGCGGAGCGGAGACTTAGGAAGTTGTGGTCTCGCCGAAGCTGGAGGATCGCAGCGATCTTTTCTCCACGCGCGGCTAGTCGCTGCCATTCATGCTCGTACGCCGGCTCCTCGCGCTTGCTGGAAACGAGTTCGTAGACACCGAACTCTCTGCCCTTGTGGCGTGAGGCAAGGCGGGCGGCTTCACGCTCTGCCGCTGCTGTGGATGCATGAACGTGTGGCAGGTTCGCAGGCTTCGGCTGGCCGCTTTCGATCAGGCAAACGATGGCCTTGCGGGGAGTTGGACCGGAGACCATCCTGAAAGACGATGATTCAGGGATAAGGCGTCCATCCTTGAATTTTAGGACCGACCTACCGTAATCGTTGTCTGCCTTGGCGGGCTCGTCCGCCTCCGCGACGAGGTCGTTGTCATCTTCGCAGCCATCAAGCCACTCGCCGCTATCGGTGTAGGTAGACTCGCCGACCCACCACGGATAGTCGGTGCCGACGCTTGGCCTTGCTGGCCCCACCTTCCGCCCGTCGCGGGTGATGTAGTGCTTGCCCGGCTGGATGGTGAGGCCGGCAGGCTCGAAGTACTGCTCAAGGTAGGATCCATCGTCAGTCCAGCCTCGGATACCATCAAGCATCACCCAGAGGTCGACACCGGTCGGGCGCGCGTAACCCAGTACGGTATACGTCTCGCCCTTTTCAACGTTGTCGGTGCTTCTTATGGCGCGCACCCTATCGCCCACCTTGAACTTCGGCTTGTCGTCCTGCGCGTTGGTTATGGCGGCGCTGGTGGGTTCGGTGAGGGGCTCGAAGCTATCAGCAAAGAGCCACCGTACATCACCTGCATCGTCGCGGATACGAATTGGCAGGTCTACATCATCGGGGTCGACTGCAACGATCTCGTATTCCCTGCCCTTCGTGAGATCCAGCCCGCCGTACGTCGCCCGCACCCTCATTCCAACTTCAAGTTTCATGGTAATCTCCTCTTGTGGTTGCGCTGGTTGGTAGCCAGCCGTTACGGGCACTACGCCGCGCCCTTGGTCTTAGTGTTCTTGGTCAGCTTGACGCCGCGCGTGAAATCCACCGGCACGACGTTATCCGCCCTTGCTGGCTCGTCAGGCTCGGGCCCGCCATCGTCGTCCAGCAGCCGCAGCTCCCATTCGTGGAAGGAAGCCACTCGCAAACTGGGCGACAGTCGCAGGTACACAACGCTACCGGCAAAGCCGATCACGATGCCGAAGACGTTAGTGTTCATCTTGTGCTCGACGACATCGCCGATGCCGATGAAGTCTTCGTCGGGTTTAGGCATGTGCCGCCTCCAAAATCGAAACACGCGGCAGGCTGACGAAAACGTCGTAGCAAGACATGCTGCCCTGAGCGCCGAGTACCGGGACGCGCCGGATGACGCTGTTGTGCGTAGCGCGCGGCCGCTTACGCCCGCGACTGCCGTAAATATGGTGGCATACGCCACCGTAACTGATGCCGAGTGCTGCCGCGATCTGGCGGATGGACCCGCCGCCCGCTCGCAATTTCCTGATTCCCTGCTTCATGATTCTCCTCTTTCGTGGTTGCCGCTGGTGTGGCGGCGCTTGACATGGCGCTGGTGAGACGCCATGTCATTGTTGCCTTGGTAGGGAAGTCGGACCGGTAGGGGTCATAGGTGGCAACATCTCCTCCCCCTGCCCATTACGCAGAACGGGGCCGTGCTAACGAGTGGTGTCGAGCACAATAGGCCCCGTTTGCTTTTTGGTGGGCTGGTTGCCCGCTTAGGATAACCAGCCCCATTTGTGGTGACGTCGTTGGTGGCGGCGTGCGGCCCTATTGACCCTTCCTGTTTGCGAATCGGTAACCTTAATCGTTAAGGTTAATGGCATATATGCGCGCACGGGTGGACAAGTCAAGCAATTTTACCCGTATATGCATTTTACATGCGGCGCGCTATGCGTTAGCGCTTTCTTCATGGACACGTCGGCACTAACAAAAATTCTGGTTGACCACTTCGGCGGCGAGGAAGCCCTTGCCGCCCAGCTGGGAGTTACGCAATCTTCCGTGAACCGCTGGGTGCATGGCGGCAAGACGCGGGGCGAGAACCTGATGCGTCTTGTTGCGCTGGCCGACACGGTGCCGGCGGCCAAATCTCTTTTGATGCGGACGCCAGTCCCCTTGTCTGAACCGTTCAAGCCGGAGATTGTGCCCGGTGCCGAGCTTGTCGGAGACCGAAACTTCCCGGTTTATGCCGCCGCGATGGGCGGGGACGGCCATCAGATCGTGACGTTTGAGGCGATCGACTACGTGAAGCGCCCCGCTATCCTTGAAAGCGTGAAGGACGCTTACGGCGTTTATATCGTCGGGGAATCGATGTCCCCGGCTTTCGAACCCGGCGACATGGCGCTGGTTCACCCCCACCTGCCGCCCGCACGCGATAAGAACGTGGTGCTGTATCACGTACCGCCGCTGGGCTCGAACGAAGCGGAGGCAATCGTCAAGCGCCTCGTTCGATACAATGACCAGGATTGGTTCCTGAAGCAGTACAACCCGGAGCGTGAGTTTACGGAAACCCGCGCAGACTGGCCTTTCTGCCACCGGATCGTCGGCAAGTACGAGGCGCGCTGACCGCTGCGTAGGGCCGTCACGCTAACCAGCCGCCGCCTCAAATAGCGGCATCTCCCGCACTTCGTCCGGCACGTCGCCGAAGGCCGCAATAAGCCCCACCTCGTCGTAGTCGCCAGTAGATGGATCCCCACGCCGCGCAATTGCGACGACGAGCGCCTTCTGCGCGGCCAGCCGCTCGGCTAGCCGACGGGCTTGGTCGACGCTCTGCGCCTGTAGCGGCGCGTCGGCGCGCAAGGCCCCTTTCCCGCCGCGTGTGAAACTCTGAATTACATACACCGCACCGCTCATTGCGCCCTCCTTCATTGCCTGAGGTGCCGCAACGTGACTCCAATTATAGAACAAATCAAGAACTAATGATTCTCATATGCGCAGTCGGGATTTTTGTTATGCGTCTACGGTTGACATATTTACCCGTTTACGCATAGATAGGCGACCGAACACCACATGAGGAGAGTCGCCATGCGCACCACCAACCTTGACCCCGGCCAGCGGCAGCGCCTTGAGCGCGAACGCGCGGCCCTTGTGCAACAGCTTGCGCGCATTAACCGGATGCTGCGCCAGCGGGTGCTGTCTGCGCATGAGGAAGATTGGGATTTCGACCCGCGCACCGTTAGCGTGGAGACGGCGGCATGAGCGGCCTCATGACCTGCCGCCCGCTGTTTCGCGGAGGCTACCAGATACTCGAAAACGGGCGCGCCATCGGGGCGTTGCACAGTAAAGCCGCGGCGGAGTTGTTCTGCCGCGCCATTAACGAGCGCGAAGGATACGCGAACAAGAACGCCGAGATTGAGGCGGCGTGGAACGCCCACGACAGGAGGGCGGCATGACTGACCATCAGCACGCCGTGCCAGATTGCGCGGGGCGCAATGGGGCACTGGATTGGACCGTGCACCAGTACGGCTACGAGCGGTATGTGGTGCTCGACGAGCGAGGGCACGAAGTTGCGGCCACGCACCGGCAAGAAACGGCCCGCCTGATAGCCGCCGCACCTGTGTTGCTGGAGGCTATGAGGGTTGTAGCTGGCGGCGACAACTGGCGCTGCTTTGTCGATGAGGAATGGGACATCGTCAATGACGCCATCGCCAAGGCGGAGGGCCGGCCATGAACCACCACCAGCCTTATGGCCACCTCGCCAACCTCGCCCATGCCCTTATCAGCGGCCTTGTCATGGCCGCGTTCGTCGTCGGCATGTTTGCCGTGCTGATGGCGGCTGCGACATGAGAAGGCACTGGTCGCCCTGCCGCGTTTGCGGCGTAGAGCATACGAACCCTATCTCATCCAGCATCTGCTCGGCATGCGGCGCAGAGGAGCGCGCCGAGCGGGAGCGCGCTGAATGGATGGAGAGGCAGGCTTACGAAGAAAGCCCCTTCGGACAGTTCATGAGCTTGTCGGAAGAAGAACGATGGCGGGTGCTCTTTGAGCATATGCGGCCCACCGACGACACAGCCTGCACCTAACCGGCCTCACCAGCCGCACCACCACAATAGAGGAGACTACCAATGACATCGCAGCATAACATCCTAACCGCCCACGAGTTTATCGCCCAAGGCACGCGCGCCTATCAGATCGTCAGCATGGCTGGCTCCTCGCCGGCACGCCGGGAGTTAATCGAAATCGCGCGCACCGTGGCGTCGCTTACGGGCGATAGCATGCAGATACCTGGCGCAGTTACGCAGGCGCGGGAAGCGGCAAGACGTGTTGCCAATGACAATCGGCGGCGCAAGCGCGGCGATAGGAGGGTGGCGGCGTGATGGATAAAGAGATGCAGGCCGCCCTTATTGCTGATGGAGAAAAGCTAGCCGCCCTAACCGGCGAGGATCATGGGCCTTACTTCACCGACACCGCCCCGACTGTTGCCGCGCAACAGTGCGCCATAACGCCAGCCGAAGTCGGCGGGCTGGTGGATGCGCAGACAGAGGCGCGAGCGATCGCGCTCAAGATCGCATCCGGCGTGATCGGGAATATGGATGCCGAACACGTCGAGCGGTTCGGAACCAAAGTCATCGCCACCGCCCTCGCCACCGAACGCGCCGCCCATGCAGAGACGCAACAGGCGCTGGAATATGCCGAAGGAACAAACGAGGTTCTTCGAGGAGAAAACCAGCGCGTCGAAGCCCGACGCGACGAAGCGTTGAAGGCGCTGGGACATATCATAAAGCGAAGCCACAGCGATCCTCGCATTGGGTCGTCTAAAGTCGATGACATGCGACGTACTGCAGAAGACGCCCGCCGCGCACAGACAGGAGGGACGATAGATCATGAGCAATAAAGCACACGTCCTTATCGAAGTTCCTGACGCACGTATTCGCAAAGTTAAGACGGGATGGATTGTTCTGAGCGAAAAATACGGAGAGCTTAACGACATTAGTTTTGCTAGCCCAAAAGACGCCTGGGCTGACGCATGGGATACTGTCCATCGCAGTTGGCACAAGATACGTTTGGATAATAAGAAATGAATACCTGCGCTACTTGGCCCGATGTGGCGATGGTCGCCGTTTTGGTGTTTCCATTCATCGCCATTGTTTCAATTCTTGCCGTCAGCGGAAGAAAATCATGAGCAACGATACACCTGAAAAGATTTGGGCCACATACGACGATAGGCGAATTGTCTGCCTCAGTGAATCCGTCTTCGGCTGGACCGAATACATCTGCGCCGACCTCTTTGCCGAACTGGAGGCAGAGAACGAGCGGCTGACGAAGGAACTTCGCTTTCTCCGAAAGGAACACGACGCCACCCTAGATCGTCTTGGAGAGCATGTCCGCGCCGCCGCATCCCTCTCCCGCACAGGCGCGGTGAAGGTGAAGGCGCTCGAATACCACCTTGCCCAGCTTCGACACGCCTACAGCCACCTGAAGGCAGACGGCGTGGTGGATCAAGTAACTTTCGCTGACGGTCTGATCTCGCCTGCCATTGCGGCAATCGAAACCGCCCTCTCCGCCCTTGAGCCAGCCGCAGACCATATTGCCGACGCCGGGAAGATGGTCGAGCCAGCCGCACCGGAAGGCCAGCAGCCAGCCGCGTGGCAATGGCGGTCGCGCCCTGTTTACAAGACCAGTGGGCGAAAAGGTACGTGGAGCGACTGGTCCGAAGGCCGTGCGCCGTTCTTTCGCGTTGCGAACTACGAGGCCGAGGAGCGCCCCCTTTTCCTCCGCCCCTCAGAACAGGCGGTGACGGAGGCGATGGTCGATGTTCTGCGGCTGGCCTACTCATGCGGATACACCGATAGCCCCGGAGATCGTGACTGGTCCGACAATGAGGCACGGCTTCTGGACGCCCTCAAGGCCGCGATGGAGGCAGGCCGCCATGAGTGACGCACGAGAGGCTATTGATCTCCGACCGCTGGCGGATCGTGTCGAGCGCGGAGACATTAAGGCCCTGAGCATCAAGCAGCCGTACCCGCATCATATTTTCCATGATGGGAAGGATGTCGAGAACCGCGATTGGCCAACCAAAGGCCGAGGCTGGTTTATCGTTCACGCCGGAGTTTCGAAGTCGGAACTCGATATGGAGGACGACCGAGACAAAGCACTCCCGCGCGGCGGCGTCGTCGGCATGGCGCGTATTGTTGATTGCGTGACCGAAATGGACAGCAACTGGTTTTTCGGGCGCTACGGCTTCGTGCTGCGCGATGCGTTCGCACTACCGCTGATTCCGTGCAGAGGCCAACTCGGCTTCTTCAATCTCCCCGCCGAAGTTTTACAGCCTATCGCCGCTGCTATCCGCGCCATCGGGAGGAAGGCATGAAGCTGACATGGAACCAGCGCCGTGCGTTGGAGCGCATCCTTGCCACGCATGCCGGCCCCGCGCCGCGATCTCTATTGCCGCTCGCCGACCGAAAAGAAGACCGCGTTCGGCAGACATGCAAACGTCTTGGCTTTGCAGAATATGTCGGTGGATGGCGTGGGAAGCGCCGTGAGCCTAAGGGCTGGCAGATCACCCCCGCCGGCCGCGCCGCTCTTTCAGAGGGAGAGAAGCCGTGAAGCTGACCGAACACGAAGGCGAATTCATCGCGGAGATGGAAGCCGATCCGGGCAGCCCGAACAAGTGGGCGAGCTTCGATCCGCCTTTCTTGCGGAAATCTTACGACCGATTCGTACGCAAGGGTTGGCTGGAATATCGTGGCGATGGTCGCAATCGCGAGTTCCGCTGGACCACAGCCGGACGCCAAGCCCTCGCAAGCAAGGGAGGCGGGACATGAAACCAGCCAATGACAACAGCCAGCCGTTCCGCCCGCTGGACAACCTGCCGATGTTTGCGACGGATGCCGAACTTGCTGCCGCGATCGTCGGCAGCAAGCGCGCGAAGCAGTGGCTTGCCGACCGCTTCCCGATGATTTCAGCGAAATCGGGCTTCCCGCCGGTGGATTCGTTCCACGGCGGGAGGTCGGTTGAACTGGTCCGTCGATTCTACGCAAGCTACATCGGGCTTACCGGAGCGCATCATGGGTGGGCGCCGAGTGGCGAGGAGAACCTGGGCGTATGGAAAAGATCAAAGCGCCGGGCCTGAAATGGATCAGAGGCAAGCCCTATTGGGTTGCGGACGAGGTTTTAGTCAAGCAGGGCTACACGCCCAAGACGGCCAACCTCTCGGAGCACATCGATTCACCTGACATCATCGCCGCGAGGTGCGTCTCTTACCAGGCCGATATGGATCTATGGCGCACCGGCTACCGACGCGACCAAGAGGCGTTCAATGGCACGCTAGGCGTGCTCTTGCGCCGCTATCAGAAAGACCCGGAAAGTCCGTTTCAGGCGCTGCGCCCCGGCACGTTGGTGCCGTACAAGCACTATCTGGCCAAATTGGAGGCAGGCATCGGGAAGTTGCGCATTGACGAAATCACCGGCTCCGACATAAGGCGCTGGCACAATGCGTGGTCGGACGGCGGGAAGCATCTCGCCGCCGCCGCGATGCAGCGTGCGATCCTCGACGCCGCCGTCACATACGGCGTGACGTGCCGCTTGCCGGGCTGCGCGGAGTTTCAACACGTCCTTCGCGAGACCAAGAAAAAACTGCCGCTTCCAAAACCGCGTGAGGCCACATTGACGGCTGCGCAAGTGGTGGCGGCGCGCAAAGCCGCGCATGCAGCGGGGCGCCCTTCGTCTGCGCTGGCTTATGCGATCGCCTTTGAAAGCACGCTACGACTATGGGACATCATCGGCCAGTGGCAAGAGATCGACGCCGACTTCATTTCGGATGTAGTTGACCCAAGGCGCGGCAAGTGGTCCGGGCTGCGATGGGATGACATCGACGACAATCTTGTCCTGCGATACACGCCGAGCAAGACATCGGAGAAGACCGGAGCGTCTGTGACGTATCCGCTCACCGCTGCGCCAATGGTTATGGATGAGTTGGCGCACTGGCCCGATGATCGCCGTGTCGGCCCTGTGATCGTTAACGAAGTCACAGGATTGCCATATCCCGCCAAGATGTTCACGAAGTGGTGGCGGGCGGATCGCAAGGCTGCCGGCATACCGACGAATGTATGGGTCCGTGACATGCGAGCCAGCGGAATCAGCGAGGCTCGCGAGGGCGGGGTATCCACAGATGACGCCGCCAAAGTGGCCGGACACGCCTCGACGCGGACGACAGCTGAGCGGTATGACAGGGCAAATTTGGAAGCTTCTCGCCGCTTTGCTGACGCAAGAGTTAAGGCGCGCGAAATGAAGCGGTAA